CCGCCATCGCCCAGGCCCGCGAACAGGCCGCCGAGGCCAAGCGCCTGGACGCCGAACGCAAGGAGCTTGCCAAAATCGCCAAGAAGCAGGGCGAGGAAGCCGCCGCCATCGCCCAGGAAAAGGCCCGCCAAGAGGCGGAAGCCCGCAAGTTGGAGCAAGACAAGCAGGACGCCGCCCGGAAGGCCCAGCAGGAGCAATTGGCCAAGGAAGCCGAACGCGCCGCCAGCGAAGCCGCCGCCCGCGCCAAGGTCCAGGCCCCCAAGGGCGTGCGGAAGGTCGCCAAGTTCGAGGTGACCGACGCCGCCAAGCTTCCCCGCGAATACCTGTGCGCCGACGAGAAGGCCATCCGGGCCGCCGTGAACGCCGGCGCGCGCGAGATCTCCGGGGTGCGGATTTGGGAAGATATGGACGTGCGCTAACCGAAAAACCATGCAACCGAAAGAATTTATCCCGGCCTTGACGAGGCAGAAGATCCGCAAAATTAACCGCCCGGAAGTCGTCGCGGAAGTGATACGCCACGACGTGATGCACCCGGAATGGGTACATGTCCACGAAATCGACTATCCCGGAGCGGAAGTCGTCAGCTGGAACATCAAGGATTGCGAACCCGTCCCTAACCAAAAGGTTAACCTGCGCGTCGGAGACCGAGTTCACGTGATGGAATTTGCCCAGCAAAACACCAAGACGTTCGGGACGATTGACGCAATCCGGCTGGTCAAGGAAGGAAAGCTTAGGACGATCAAGTACCGCGTCGCCGGGGAATGGATTTACAGCGACGAGATTCGCGCCGCCACGCCGGAAGAAATAGAAGCGAACTTCCGTAACTAAATAGTATTGCTTTTTGCAAAAAAGGAATACAATGATTTTGCAGCCGGGGCATCCCGGACAAACCAGCAAGACCATGAACCCCACCATCCAGCCCGTCGTCACCGATTTGGGAAGCAAAGTTTCCACTTGTACCGTCATCCGCTATCCCGCAGAGTTCACGCTTGCGTTGAACGCTTCCGATCTTCGCCACGTCGCGGAAATCCTGCGTACCGTTTCGGAAATGTACCCGGTTATCAGCCGCACAGATTCCGGCCCGATTGCCAAGAATCTCTTGCGCATGGCATTGGAATTCGACGCCGCCGCCAACGTTGCCGACGCCGATAAGGACGCCGACCGCTCGGAAGCCGCGAGGCACGACGCCGAGGTGGACGCCGCCCAAGAGAAATCCGAACGTAACCAGCCCGCACATGACTAGCTACGCCGCCGCCGTCAACTGCTTCCGGGTGAAATGCCCGGACGGCACCTACCGGGAGCCGACCCCCGGCGAGGTCAAAGCCGCCGTCAAGTCATATTCCTACGTCTCGCTCTCCGGCCACCGCTTCCCGTCGTCGCCCGCACAACGCGCGGCGGAAAGGGCCGGAGACCTGGACGGAGCGATCAGTCACGCCCGCCGGATCGTCGCCGAGACCGTCTCCGAAATCGTCAACCCCACCTTTTAGCCACCCCACCCATGACCCCGAATCAACGCTTGATGCTCGACCGCATGGAATACCCGGCGCCCGGCATCGGCCAGTCCGTCGCGGAAGTGTTCGCCCCGCTCATCGTTTTCGTGGCCGCAATCTTCCTCACCATCAGCGCCGCCCAGGGCTACTCGCAGCGCCAGGCGCAAATCGCCTGCAACGAAATCGCGGAATACTACGGCGTCGCCGCCGACTCCGACCCGTCGCACCGCATGTTGCCGCCGGGAGTGTCCATAGAATACAAGGCGGGCCGCTGCCTCCGAACTGACAACCTCACGGTTATTACCGGGAACGAACGCTAAGCGCCGCGCCATGAAAGCAATCTTTTTTTCCGTCGCCGCCGTCCTGCTCGTCGCGTTCCGACTGTTGGCATGGATTTCCGGCGTCGCCGTACCAGTATTGTTCGTGACGTGGATTGTAGGGCTGACCGCCGGAGCGCTCATCGTATCCGCCGCCGTAGCCTGGTTTTGCTCTTGGCTCATCATCGTCGGCCTCGTCGTGGCTTTCCAAACCTTTTCCGAATAACCATGCAACGCAAAAAGGTCGTCCCGATCTGGCCCATGCGCCGCGTCGTCCAGAACGGCGCCGCCCACTTTTCCTTTCCGTTCCCCACGGGCGAGACGATGCACCTTCCCGTCGCTGACGGGGAACAGGGCGACGTGGAACGCTTGGCGCAGTCCTGCGTCCGCCAACGCGCCAAGACCTGGGCACGCCGCACCTTCCCCGCCGCATTCGCAGGATTGTAGTATTCCGATTTGCAAAAAAGCAGTATCACGGTATCATTCACGCAACCCACACCCATGAAGCGCCGCGCCATCACCCGCAAGTACCCGCACGCCAGCAAGGGGCACCGCTTCTTCAAGAAGCCGTCCGACGCCGCAAAGCACCTGTGGGGTACGCTTCCGAAATGGAAGCTGGGCCGCGCAACCGAGGCGCTCATGGCCGGAAGGTTCGTCAAGTTGGCCTACGTTATTTTCGACCATGCCGACCCGTCCAAAGACCAGGTGACCGTCCGTTTGACCGTCAAGAAAGGTTCCCCCGAGGCCGCCGCGATCTACGCGGTCGGCACCAAAGCAACAGGTTCCCAAAAGCTCACCCATGAATACGTCCGTCGAAAATACCGCCTTGCCCTATCTGCGGCGGGTAGTCCGTAAAGGGCCGCACCTCATCACTTGTACGCGCTGCTTCGAGAGGAAGCACGCCTACGTGATTGGGCCAGGAGACGTGTGTTATTCGTGCCGCGCTTCGCAGACCGTCGTAGCCCAACCCTACCAAACCCGCGAATGATCACCTTCACGAAACACGCCCAGGAACGCGCCGAGGAACGTTGCGCCAGCGTCCAGCATGGAAAAAGCCTGTTCCGCAAAGCCTGCAAGGCGTTGAAGAATGGCAAGGCAAAGGATTTCCCGTCCGGCCCGTCCAAGCGCGTCCTGTCGTGGCTGGATTGGCGGTTCGTCCACGTAGGTTCCGAGCTTGTCACCCTGTACCGCAAGGCCTAAATAAAGTTTCAAACCATTATCTTTCTTCCCATGTACCAGTTCAAGATGAAGACCGGCGGCATCGCCTTCGCGCTGGAGTTCCTTTTGTGGGGCGCGCTGACCGCCGTGACGTTCGGATTGTTCGCCCCTGTCCTTGTGTGGCGCTCCATCGTCCGCATCGCGGAAGGCTTCGCCATTGAGAAGGTCGAGAAGTAGCCCGCCTGGCGTCTCTCGGGACGCCTCCCGGCGCGGGCAATCGATTCTCGCCAGCGGGTTAGATACCTGGGCGAGAACTGGAGGGCCACCTCCGTCTTGCCGGATCGATTGCCCACGCTGGGAAATTACCCAGCCCTTACCCACCAGCCCATGAACAACCGCGAGAAAATGGACGTTGCCGCCCAGGCTTCCGTCGATTCGGCCAACATCGCCCGCCTCGGTGCCCGCATCGCCTTGAAGGGCTTGCGCGAACAGCACGCCGTTTTCAAAGGAGCCGCCTGCGCGTTTTCCGCTTCCGTCGCCGTGACGCTCTCCGCCGGGTACGTCCCGCAGGGATTCGAGGGATGGGCAGCCGCCTCGGCCGCCGCCATTTTCGGAACCTTGGCCGTCATCGACGTGGCGAACGCCTGGCGCGTCAAAATCTAACCGCCCCACCCATGAACCAGTACGCCAAGATCGCCGCGCTGCTGCTTCGCCGGAAGGCCACCAAGTGCAACCCCGCTTTCCCCTGGTACCTTTCGTCACCGCTCAAGAACATGGGACAGACCACCATGCCCGTCCGTCTCCGTGAAATGGCACGCGCCGGGCTTTGCGGCCGTATCAACGAGAACGGCAAGACCGCGTTCTACCTCACAGCCAGGGGCGTTAGGCTCGCCAAGGCGTATTTCCGTTCCTTCGAGGCGCAAGTATAATCCCGACGTATGCTCACCCCCGATAACGTCCACGTCCTTTGCCCGGACGCCGCCAGCCTGGAGGAATTCGCCAGACACTCCGCCGTCGCGGGGGATTGCGTCGCCCAGTTGCTCGCCGACGCCAAGAAAAAGGGAGCCGAGGATTCCATCAAGTCCGTCACCGTGACCGTCAAGCGGGGTGGCGTTTCGGTCGAGGTCGGAGTATAATCAGCCAGTAAGCCAGCACCATGCCATCCGAACCCATCAAGCCCAAGCGCCAGCGTTCCGACCGCCGCAAGACCATCGAGAAGGTCGCCAAGGCCATGCTCGCCAAGCCTAGAGCTACGGAAAGGGAACTGGCGAAGGCGGCAGGGGTTTCCCCCTCGTCCGTCAATCGGGTAAAGGAGGAAGTGAGACAATCGGGAGCTAAGGACGAACGAATCTTGGCGATCACCGACGCCGACGTGGAGATCGTGCAGCTCGCCCAGGGCCACATCCTCCGCGAACTGAAACGCCCCGTCGCCATGGTGGAGGCCCGCGACCTGTCCAGCATCGCCAAGGAGTCCGCCGCCCGGTACATGCTGCTCCGAGGCGAGGCCACCGACGAACACGGCGCGGCCAAGGCGCTGACGCCCGACCAAATCGCCCTGCTCCAAGGGGCCATCGCTAACCTTCCCGGATAATGTCAATCTTCGGATTCATCGGACAAGCCGCGAAACTTCCGTTTTCCGCCATCTCCGACCTATCAAGCGCCGTCCAGGGCAAAGAGCCGGACAGCGTGGCTTCAAACTTTGAAAGCATCGGAGAAGAAATTGCGGATATGTTAGACCCCGACTAATGGACCTTCGGACCATCCAAGCCGCGCTCGAAGATCCCGCCGTCCGGCCGGAGCTGGTCAAGCGTTCCCTCTACGCCTTCGGGGTCAACTACCTCCCTGGGGTTTTTTGCGTGCCGCCCGCCCCGTTTCATTGGGAGTGGGCCAAGGCGTTCAACGCCCGCAAGTCAGTGTGCGTCATCGGCGCCCGCGACCTGGGCAAGACCGTGTGGGCCGTGGCCGACGTGATACGTGCCATCGCCTTCAAGGAAGTTGGGTACATACTGTGGGTATGCCAAGACCAGGCCAAGGCGCAGGAACGCCTGTATGACATCACCGTACAACTACAAGCCAACCAGAACCTTAAGGGCGACTTCGGGGAACTCTACAACGGGAAGCAGGAGGCCGCCTTGGACATCAAGGAGCGCAAGACCATGGCCGAGTTCATCACCACCAACGGCGTGAAGGTGCGCGCATTGGGGCTAGGCACGGGCGTGCGCGGCGTCAACTACATTGACAAGGAAGGTATCTCCCGCCGCCCGGATCTCATCGTCCTGGACGACATCGACACGATCAGCTCCGTCAACACCGTGGAACTCATCGACGCCGGGTATAACCGGGTCAAGGGGGAAATCATGGGCGCGGAAGGGGCGTCCGCGCGTTATGTGGTACTCGGGAACGTCATCAAGGGCGACGGGGTATCGCAACGCATCTACCGCGAAATGGGCCGCCGGAATGATTGGGCGTGCTTTTGGCAACCCGCCGTCGAGAAAGGCGTCATCGCTTGGCCCGCCCGCATCTTCGCCACCGACGCGGAAGCGGACGAAGCAAAGGCCAAGGGGCACAAGTCCCCCATCAGCTTGCAAAAGAAGCTCGAACAGCAGGGGCCGACGGCCTACGCTCAAAACTACGAGCTGGTGCCCTACGAGGGCGGGGAAGCGATCTTCCGGCGCGAGTGGATGCATTGGGCCATCGGCAGCGAATGCGTCGCTGGTGCGTCATCCTGGGACCGCGTAGAGATCATCTGTGACCCGGCCAACAGCACCAAGACACTCTCCGACGCCTTCGCCATCACGTGCTGGGGCCATCGCGGCGTCCAAAGGGTCATGCTCTGGGGCGAGGAACTCAAGGGCCCCGCCAAGGACGACAACAACGCGCTTGCCGTCATCGAAGGGCTGTACCGCCGCTACCGCGCCAACGTGGTCAAGATCGAATCCGTGGGCTATATGGCGACGCTGGCCCGACTCTTGCGCGAACGTGGCATCGCCGTGACGGAGGTTAAGCGCCACAAGGACAAGGTGACCCGCGCCAAGGAGGTGCAAGCGGAATTCCAAAACGGCAACGTGTACTTCAGCCCCGACTGCCCGGCCTCCCATGCGACGGTCGAGCAACTACTGGCGTTCCCGAACGTGACGCACGACGACCTGGCCGATACCGTCTTCGACGCCGTGGCCCGCCCGGCTTTCGTCCCGGTTTTCGCTTAACGCTTGACTTGCGCGACTCGCGGGATAATGTGACCTCAAAGGAACTCGATGCCAAAACCTCGCAAGGCCGCGTTCCGTGCGGCGACGGCCACGCCGATACTCCGGCAGAACTCCCAAGCGGGCGACCAACCTTTGGCCGTCCGCTCGATGCGCACCTGGTTTGACGTTTGGGAGCGAAACGGCGACGTTTCCCGCGCGACCGAGGTACTGGGCGACACCGTGGCGAAGTCCGGCGTTCTGGTGATGAAGGGCGAGCGGGAATTCAAATCCCCCGAGACGGACGCGCTGGTCAAGTCGTTCCTGTCCGTGAAGGGCGACGCCGTGGTGGACGTGAAGGTGGGCGGCAACGTCTTCTGGGCCATCCTCCGCAACGCCGAGGGCAACCCGGTGGGAGTGGAGTTGCTGGACCCGTGCCACGTCACGATCTACACCGACAGCGCCACGTCCCTGCCGACGCGCTACGTGTACGCCGATCAGATGCGCCAGGGGCGGCAGTTCACCTACCCCGCCGAGGACGTTATCCACGTCAAGCCCGCCAAGGACAGGAAAAACCCAGCCTGGGGCATTTCCCCGGTCGCCCGCGTGGTGTACGACGCATTCGGGGACGACCGCGCGGCAATGGCGAACTTCGTCTTTTTCGACAACAACGCCGTCCCCGCCCACCTTGTCAAGCTGGTGGCCGGTGCTACGCAGGAACAGGCCGACAAGCTGCGCGAGCAGATGGAAGCCAAGTACGGAGGCGCCAAGAACCAGGGCAAGGTCGGCACCCTGTCCAACGCCATCGACTCGATCATCACGCTCACGGCGACCGACAAGGACGGCAAGTGGGTGGGGATGCGCCAGTTCTCCACGGAGAAAGTGTGCGCCGCGATGGGCGTCCCGAAGTCCATCCTCAACTACACGGAGGGAGTCAACTACGCCAACGGGGCGCAGCAGTACCAAATTTTCATCGAGAACACCGTCCGCCCGATGGAGGAACGGTTCGAGCAGGTTTTAAATACGTTGCTCTCTCCCTACGGTTGCACCGCCGACATCATCGACGACCATATCAGCCAGGCAATGCAATGGGCCGACATCGCCGTCAAGCTCAAGTCGGGCGGCATCATCACGACAAACGAGGCCCGCGATTACGTCGGGCACGAACCGGACGAATCGCTCAACGACCCGGCAGAACCTTCCCAACCGCAAGCCTAATTTTCCCATCATGAACAAGCAGAAGCTCGAACAAGCCCTTTCCAAGGTCCGCAACTTCCAGGTCGCTTTCCGCGCCGTGGACGGTTCGGCGGAAGGAAAGATCACCGTCGAGGGCCTGGCTTCCACGCCGGACATCGACAGCTATGAGTCCATCATCGAGCCTTCGGCCTACGCCGATTCGATGCGCGACTACCTGGCCAAGAACCCGGTGGTGCTGCTCCAACACAAGCACGACAAGCCTATCGGCCAGGTGGTGGAATACTCCATCGACCAGGGCGGCCTGTTTGTACGCGCCGAAATCACCGAGGACGTGGACGGGGTGTTCTCCGCCGTCAAGAACCGCGTACTGCGCGGTTTCTCCGTCGGCTTCATGCCCGTCTCGTGGGAGTTCCGCGCCGTCGCTGACCGCGAGGTGCTGGTCCTTACGAAAATCGAGATGAAGGAGATCTCCGTCGTCTCCGTCCCCGCCAACCCAAACACCCTCTTTTCCGTCGCCCGCTCCATGCAGGAGATCGGTGACGAGCTGCGCGCCTGCCGCGCCGAAGATACGCAAGATGCCCCTGTCGCCCCCGTGGCGGCCGAGGTCGTCCCGGAGGTCAAACCCGTTGCCGAACCTGTCCAGCCCGCTGAAAATGCCGGTGAAACCCCGGCGGCCGCGCAAGCGGACGCGGACGGAAAGGCCAAGGAGGAAGTCGTGAAACCCGACGAGACGCCCGCCGCCATTGTGCCGGACGCCGCCCAACCTGTGGAACACCAGGAAGAGGCGAAAGACCCCGCCATCGAAGCAGCGGAAGCCGCCAAGGCCGAAGCGGAAGCCAAGGTGACCGAGGCCGAAACCAAAGCGTCCCAGCTCTCCAAAGAGTTGGAAGCCGCGCGCGCCGCGCTCGCCTCCGAACAGGAAGCCAGCAAGGCCCACCAGTCCAAAATTTCCGCCCTCGAAACGGAACTGAACGGCGTCCGCGCCGCCAAGACCGAGGCCGAGGAACGGATGAACAAGATGCTGACGCGCGGCTTTAGCTCCGGCACGCCCGTCAACAATGGCCCGTCGGCTTCCTACAGGATGCCGTCGCTGGCCGAAATCGCCCGGAGCGTTCACGCATAAAGAAACATGAATCCCGCTCTCAAGCCGGGCGCCGTCCACGTCGGTACCATCCGGTCCGCCGCCGACGCGACCCGCCTCATGGCCGAGCTTCTCGCCGGCCAGTACAAGTCCGAAGGCGCCGCCGATCACCGCGCCGACCTTTCCAAGGCCCTGGAACGCAAGGCCCTGCTCACGACCCGCGCCAACGAAGTGATGCACTCGACGAACACCGGCTACGGAGCCGAACTCGTCCCGGCGTCCGTCCTCATGTCCGACTTCCTGGACATGGCCCCGACGTACTCCCCGGTCGTCCAGGCTTTCCAGGCCGGTTTCCACGGCCGCGGTTTGCAGAAGATCGAAAAGCGCCCCGTCGTCGGTGAGGTCGGATTCCACGACCTGGCTTCCGAATGGACGACCGGCGCCGGCGCCATCGCCCAGGGCACGAAGCGCGTCCCGACGGCCCTCGTCACGCTGACGCAGAAGACGTACCAGGCTTCCGTCGATGTCTCCGACATGGACGTTCGCTACTCGGTCATCGACCTCTTGGCGCTCATCCAGGCCAAGCTGGCGAAGTCCGCCGCCCGCACCATCGAAGGCCTCATCATCAACGGCGACACGACGAACGCCGCTACCGGCAACGTCAACTCCGATGACGCCGATCCGGCTGACACGTCCTATTACCTGGGCGCCGACGGTCTCCGCAAGTCGTTCCTGTCCGCCGCTACGGACGTGGGCGCCTTGGCGTTCGACGACTACGCCACGGTCATGGGCAAGCTTGGCGCCTACGCCGCCAACCCGGCCGACGTTGCGCTGATCATGAACACGCAGACGTACCTCAAGTCCCTCGGCATCGCCGACTTCGCGGACGCCGCCAAGAACGGCAACATGTCCACGGTCAACGAAGGCGTCCGCGCGCTGACGAAGATCCTCGGTTGCAACGTCTACACGTCCGAAGTGTTCGGCCTCACGGAAGCCGACGGCAAGCAGTCCGCCACCCCGGCGTCCAACACGAAGGGCGGATTCATGTTCGTCAACTCCAAGGCCGTCCAGTACGGCTTCGGCTCCGATTACGTCCTGGAAGTCTACCGCATCCCGGGCAAGGGCTGGCAGATCCTCGGTTCCTACGACATGGGCCTGGCCATCGCCACGTCCCTCGTCGGTGAAGGCGCCACGGGCGCCCTCGCGATCAACGCCACCGTCTAACCGACTTCCCCATGAAGCGCACCTTCCGATACGCCGGAAAAGGAGAAACCCTCATCATGCTCCCAGGAGCTACGGAAAAGACGAAGGTGCGCGAAGGGGAAACGGTAACGGTAGAGTTCGCCGAGCCGCACATGGCCCATCCGGGCTATGCTCGGTATCTGAACATCAATCGGTTCCGCGAGGCGGGAGAAACGGCGCAAGCCGTCGCCACCGTCTCAACTCCGGAAAAGCCCAAGCGTCAGAAAAAGTAAGACCGACCGATGCAATCCCTCGCCACCCTCGCGGAATTCCGCACCGCCCAGCCCGCCTTGGCCTCCGTCTCCGACGCGCAGGTACAAGCGGCCCTGGACGCGGTTTCCGCATGGGCGCGGGGGATCGTCGGGCCTGTCTTGGCTTCTGACTTCGGGACGGGCTACGACGCCAAGATCCGGCACGCTTCCCGGTTCGGCGACAAGTTCGTCCTGCCTACGAAGTTCGCCACGGCGGTAACGAAAGTCGATGGCGCCGCCTATACGGGCGTCCTTGGCACCGACTACTGGCTGGACGGGGAAGAGGTCACCATGCCTTCCCTGCCCGTCACGTTCTCGTACTCGCCGTACTTCACGGTCACGCTCACGGGCGGGGCCGCCTGTCCGGCCGACCTCAAGAACGCCGTCGTGGAGCTGGCCGCAAAGGCCTTGACGCGCGAAGCCGGGCGGGACGTGGTTTCCCAAACGCTGGGGCCGCGCTCCGTCACTTACGGAAAAGACGCCGATCCGGCCGTCATGGCCGCCGAGTCCATCGTCCGCAAATACCAACCCGCCGTCGCATAATATGGTCTTCTTCGACGAACTGGCCGACGTGTACGCGCAGACCGTCTCGGAATCCGGGGCGGAACAGGTCGTGGCGTTGTCCCTCGTCGCGGCGAACCAGCCCTGCGCGTGGTGGTCGTATTCGGCCAAGCTGGCCGACGGGCAACTGGGGAGGGAGACGGAGGTCACGACCGCCACGGCGTGCTTCCGCGGCTCGTCCTCGGTCCAGGTCGGAAGCGTCGTCCGCCACGGCGGGAAAGACTGGCTCGTCGAGTCGGCCGTCCCGCACAAGTGGGCGGGCGTCGTGGACAACCTGGAATGCAAGGTGAAGCTGCTGACCTAAACACATGCTGAAAGACGCCGACAAATCGTTGCTGAAGGCCCTCGGGCCGGCCGTGGCGAAGGCGTCGCAAGTCCTAAAGGCCGAAGCTGACGCGCGCACCCCGGAAGATACGACAAGACTGGTGCGCTCCACGAAGCTGACGCAGCTCTCCGTCTCCGGCGACAAGGTATCCGGTGGCATCGAGAACGCCACGTCCTACGCCACCTACGTGGAATACGGCGTCGGCAGGGCTTACAATTACCACAAGCCCAAGGGTGTCGTGTTCCGCAGAGGGGTCGGCGCGCGCATGTTCACGCTCGCGTTCGACGCCAAGCGGCAGGAGGTCACCAAGACGATAACCGAAGCAATCCGAGCATGGGCATCCGACTTGAGGAAATAGCCACCTGGCTGCGTACCGTCCCGTCCGTCGCGGCCGTTTTCGGCGCGCGGATATGGGCGGGCGAGCCGCTGGACGATTCCCAGGCCGGGCCATACCTGGTATTGGACACCGTTTCGCAGTCCTGGGACTCCGTGAACAACCGGGCGCGCGTCGAGCTGCGCGCCGTCTCCAACGCACGAACCGCTACCCGTTCCTCCGTCGAGGGCGGGATGCTCGAAGCGGAAAAAGCCCTCGTACATTCCACGTCCGCAGGGGCTCACTCGTTCACGACGTTCCGCGCCTACCGCGTTTCGTCCGGGGCGAGCTGGCTCTGGCTCAAGGACGAAAAGGAAAGGCGGGTGCTGATCCACGACGTGATCATCGATTCCATTTACTCCGTGACCTAAACCCAACATGGGCGCAGTCAATCCCAACCACCTGGCGACCCAGCCCGCGATGCTCTACGTCGCGGAGCTGCCGTCCAACCTGGCGGCCATCAACGCGGGGCAGTCCAACCTGGCCGCCGTCCGCACCGACATCGAGGCCAAGTGCACGTTCACGCGCCTCGCTTCCGTGGTCGGCCTCAAGGCGACCGCCGACATGGCCGCCGACCTGAAAGAGATCATCGCCGACGACACGGGCACCATCTGGCGCGCCGTCCGTCCCGTCACCACGGTCGAGGCGACCTGGTACGAATCCGGCAACGAAGACGCCCGCGCCCTGCTCACGGGCCGCGTCAAGAACACGGTCGCCGCCTCCCCCGTGGCCGTCACCGACGAAGCCCACGGCACGGGCTGGACCATCGGCCAGCCGTTCAAGCTGGAAAACAAGGACGGCGACAACACCATCGTCGCGTCCATCGTCGTCGAGGAAGACAACATCGCGCTGGTCCTGAACACGGACTACCGCACGTACGTCGGCGACGGCACCAACGGCGAACTCGGGTATACGTACATCGTCCCGCTGACCGCCCAGACGGGCGCCATCACGGTGTCGTACTCGTACACCCCGAACGCCGCCGTCGCTTCTTCCCTGGCCGCCACGACGCTGGAAACCCCGCGCCTGGTCGTCAAGATCGCCACGTCCGCCGACGAGAACGGCAAGGTCAACTACCAGTACCTGGTGGACGCTTCCGTGGCCGGCTCCCTGGTCGATTCGTTCCTGGACCCCAGCAACAACGACCTGGAAGGCTCCCCCGTCGAGCTGATGACGAACAAGGGCGGCTACTCGCTGCGCTACTCCGAGCGCGTCTAACCGCAAACCCCCGTGTTCCCCACCCGCAAGGAATACGAGGTCGCCGCCGAGGTGGCGGGAGGGTTCCCCTTCCGCCGCCGCGCGCGGTTGTTTTTCCGATTCAAGGAGGCCACCTTGGCCGAGCTGTGCGAGTTCCAGGCCGAGGGCGTCACCGTCCGGGAGTGGGTCGTTCGGTTCCTCTTGGAGAGCTGTGTAACCCGTCCGAAGGGCTGGCAAGTGCAAGCCATGTGGGACGACTGGCAAAAGCTGTGGGACATGGTGCGCCCGGCCTACTTCGGCGGCGCCCTGGAAGGCACGCCGTCGCCGGCCGTCGCCGCCCCCCCGTTCGGCGCCACGCTCGCCACGCTCGCCAAGGAGCTGTCCTGCGACCCGCTCACCATCATGGAGCGGTACACGCTGGCCCAGGTCAAGGAGCTTTCCTCCGGGCTGCGCTGGAACGCCAACGAGCTGACCAAGGAAGGCCGGGCCGAGAACGCCCGGACGCTGGGGAAAGAGCGCGTGAGGCTTGCCAAGGAAGACCCGTCCTTTAGAATGGCCCTGGAGACCCTTAAGCGCGCCGAAAAATGCCAGTCGTAGACAAACTGACCGTCTCCATCGAGGCCGACGCCTCCCAGTTCAAGACCGGGCTGGACGCCGTGCGCGACGACATCACGGGCTTCAACGAGCGCGTCAAGAGCCAGGCGGCCGTCGATTTGTCCCTGCGGCTGGCCAGGTTCCAGCAGGGCAAGCGCGAGGCGGAACAGCTTTTGAAGGAACTCCGGGCGACGGGCGACCGCCAGGGGCAAATCCGCGTCACGGCGGACATCGCCATCTTCAAGCAGCGCATCGCCCAGGCGCAACGGGAGCTGACGAACTTTTCCCGCACGGGCAACAAGGACGTGTCGGTGCTGGGCAAGCTGTTCTCGGGCGTGAACGACCGCATCATGCACGTCTCGCGCAGCATTTCCGCGCTGGGCGGCGCATTGACCGCGAAGGTGGCTAAGGACTCGCTCAAAAAATTCTTCGACGCGGGAGGGTCGGCCAGCTCGCAGTTCACCTCCAAGCTGGCCGGTACGCAAAATGCCTTCGAGCGCCTGGAAGTGCAGATCGGCGGCGTCCTGTGGTCCACCGTTGAGCGGTTCTTCGGCATGTTCGGCCGGAACAGCGAGGAAGGCGTCAAGAAGGTGTCGCAAATATTTTCCGCAACGTCCCAGTCGCTCCGGCAAGCCGGTTCGGCCGTCCGCAATTTCGGCATTTTCGTCGGTGACGTGTTCGTGCAGCTCGGCGGCCTCATCACCGACGTTTTCCGCTCCATACCCCAGGCGGCGGAGGCGTCTTTCGGGTACGTCCTGGAAAAGCTCAACACATTTTCGCAGGACTGGGCGCAGGGCGTGAAAGACCTCACGTTCGGGAAGATCGACGTGACCGGGAAGGTCGGAGTGTCCAACCCGTTCGCGGGCGTCAGCTTCCCCGACCTCACGCGCAAGGCGAAGCTGGCGTTTCGGAACATCGGCATGGACTGGGAGACGATGGGCGCCAACATCGCCGGGGAATTCGAGTCGATCAAGCAGGAGACGGACGAAGTGGCGAAGTTCGCCGCCAACGCGCAGACCACGGCATCCAAGAAGTCCGCCGGCGAAGCCGACGCCCTGCGGAAGAAACAGGCGGAGGCCGCAAAGAAACAGGCCGAGGACGACGCGGAGAGCGTCGAGCGCGTCCGGGAAGCCGCTTTTGAGAAAGAACAGAAGCGCATCGAGCGACGCAAAGGCTTGTACGTCACGGCCTACGAGACCATTAAGGACTCCATACGGAAGGCCGAGGATGCCGCGCTGGACCTGTCGGAGCAGATCAAGAAGAACGCCGAGGAAGCGGCCGAAATCAATAAAGACGCGAACAAGGAGCTTGGCGCCCGGTACGTCGAGGTGCGGCGCGACCTGGCGGAAATCGTATCCGGCGAGGTGGAGGACGAGGGGCAGCTTGCCAAACTCATGGCCGAAAAGTCTTTCCTGGAAAAGGCCACCACGGAACAGGTGCGGTTGCAGGCGGAGGCGTACGACAAGCTCTCCCAGTCGGAGCGCATCGTGAAGGAGCGCGACGAGAAACTGGCGGCCATCGACCTGGAAACGGCGGCGCTCAAAGTGAAGTTCGACACCGAGCTGGCGAACGTGGACGAGCTGAAAAAGGCCAAGATCAACGCCGAACGGGAGTTCACCGCCGAGTTCCAGGCGAACATCGCGCAGCAAATCGAAGCCAGCAAGCGGCTGACCGACGAAATCCAGCGGCAGATCGAGGCCCGCGTGCGCCTCCGGGAGGTGGGCGGAAGCTCCGTCCCGGCCGACGCGGCCGCCGGGTCCACCACGGTCATCGTGAACAACGACGTGAAAAACGCGGTGGACGCCAAGCTCATCACGGATAAAATCGTCTCTAAGCTGTCGTCCTAATGCTCGTCAAAAACGTCACATTGAACGGGGTGGGGTTCTCGGACGCCGACGCCCGCGCCAACCGGGTGGTGCTGGATTCGTTCAAAAACGACGTTCAGCTTGCCACCTTCACCTTGGGCCGCCAAACCTCCCCGGGCACCGTGGTGGGCCGTTCCGTGGCCCAGGGGCGCCTGTTCACGGTCAAGGGCCGGGTGTTCGGGACGGAGGCGGAGCGGCAAGCCGGGGTGGATTTGGTCAATTCTGCCGTGCGGCCGGACGACCTCATCAGCGGAACGTCGCTCTTGGAATTGGTGTGGGAGGACTTTGCCGGGCGGATGTTCAAGACCGCCGTGCAGGTATACGCGATGCCGGAATGGGAACACGAGAAAGCGGACTCCGTGGCGTCGTTTTCCTTTGACCTCATATCCCCGGACGCCACGTTCGACGGGTTCGAGGACAAGTCGCGCAACGTCACCATCTCCAACGTCAACGGGGCCGTTATGCCGTTCGTCGTCCCGCTGGTGCTGGGGGCGGACCCGGGCGCGTTTTCCGCCAACAACGCCGGCAACTACCCCGCGCCCATCCGGCTGGAAATCATCGGGGAAATCGAAAACCCCAAGGTCACCAACCGCAACAATGGGCGGTTCTACGGTCTGTCCGGGGTGACCACCACGCAATTCGTGCTGGACGCGACCGTGCGGCCGCTGTCCGTGACGGACGACGGCGACGACGTTTCCGGCTTCCGGGAGGCCGGGTCGGTCACGCCCATGCTCATGCCGGGCGACAATCTCATCAGCATCACGGGAATCTACAGCCCATCTGCGCCGCCACTGGTCCGCATGTACTGGAATGACACGTACATCGCCTAATGGCCTACTTCCTCAAGATAGCCGCCGCCGGCGGAGCCAAGACGATATCCGACCCGATATCGCTTTCGGTGTCCTGCGACATCAACGATTTCGACGTGTGCGAGTTCGTCCTGCCGTCCACGGTCACGGGGCTGCGCCAGTTCCAGCGCGTCGAGGTCGTGCGCGTGGTGGACGGGGCGGACGAGGTGATTTTCTCCGGGACGATCTATTCCGTGGAGGCATCCATCGAGGTTCTGACCGTGACGTGCCGCTCGGACAAGGCCATCTTGCAGAAGAAGCTGGTGCTGGCCGACACCACCATCAGCGCCCAGCCCGCCAATACGGCCGTCGGCGGCCTGTTGCTGGCCTGGAACAGCGCCTACGGGGAATCTTGGACGGTCGATTCGGCGGTCACAACGGCCGTGACTAAGGAGTTCAAGCAGGGCGACAAGCTTTTTGACGCCATCGAGGAAATAGCCGGCGCCGCAGGGTGCGTATGGCGCGCGGAAGGGACGGTCATCAAGATGGCCCCTCTCTTGGGCGTTGACCGCACGGTAGCTGGGGCGGACTACGCCATCGTCCAGTTCGACAAGGCCGACCCGTGGGGTTCCAACTGCGGCGACGTGAAGGTGGAGACCTACGAGACGCTTTCCAACGTCCTGGTCAGCTCCGACGGCACCACGAAGCGCACCGACACGGACGCCGGGAGCATAGCGGCGAACGGGCCGCTCGGGGAATACAAGGAATTTCGGGAGGGTGGTCTTGCGGCGGCGGCCGCCGAGTATCTGGCGAGCAAGAAGGTGGAGCAGAAAGTCGTCACGGTCACGGTGGAGTTCGCCGGGGAACCGTCCCAGCCGCCCGTCCCGGCCGACCGCTACCTGGCGAAAGAGGACGGCGGTGCCATCACGAAGGAGGACGGCGGGCTGATTTTGGTCACCAAGGCCGCCCCGGAGACCGTCGTTGACCCGCTTTCCCGCGTGAAATGCGGCGACAAGATAGCCCTGCGGATAGCCAACTGCGGCGAATACCTTGACATCGACGCGTCCGTCATAGTCAACCAGCTCACTTTGCGTGTTGAAAACGGAAGCGAACGGGTTACATTGGGACTGTCTGAAACGTACGCCTACGTCCGCGACCTGTCCAAGAAGCTTGCCCAGATCGAGAACCAAGCCTACCTCAATTCCCTGTAACCTTTCCCACCATGATTCGCGCAGGACAGATCGCCGGCGTCGCCAACGTCACCAAGGATCACGACCTGGGTGCGTTCGGCTATTCCCTTTGGAAAGACCTCCCCGGCGGCGGCGGAGTCGTCGAAGGGATGGCTGTGACCACCAACAGCGTCGCCCTCGGGCGCGCGCTCGTCGTGGGCATCCGCACGTCCACCACGCCGAACGAGAAATTTCTCATGCACGTGGAGCTTACCACGGCGGAAACCATCGACACCTCCGGCACGAAAAAGATTTGGCTGGAGCCTATCGCCGCGCGTGTCAACGACCCTTCTCTCAACACGGTCTCGGACGGTTCCGGTCTGGCCCAGGTAGCAACGGGCGCCGATTGGCCCGCCACGGCCCATATCCGCCTCGCCACGGTGGCATCCGGCGTAATCACGGACGCACGGGTTTACACCCGCACGGCGGCGGAGGCGGCCCGCGACAAGGCGTTCAACAGCGGCGCCGCCACGGGTTCCGCGTCGGCCTACGTCCTGGAATTGACCCCGGCCCCGACGGCCTACGCGAACCGCATGGAGGTGGTCTTTACCGCTCCGGCGCAAAACACCTCCCCGGTCACAATGAACGTGAACGGGCTGGGCGCCAAGACCTTGAAACTGCCCGACGGCACGACGGACGTTCCGGCCGGGATGATCCTTTCCGGCCAGGTCGTCGTCCTGCACTACGACGGGACGAATTTCCGCGTCACCTCGGCGCCGTACACGGGGTACAACGTCGCCAGCCAAGCGGAAGCGGAGGCGGCCGTGGACAACACGAAGATGATGACGCCGCTTCGTACCAAGCAAGCCATCGCCGCCAAGCTCGCGTCCACCTCGGAAGCGGGTAGCGTCGAGCGCGCAACCGGCGCTGAAACCCTCACGGGATCGGCCAACGTCGTGCCGGACGCCAGCGAGATTTTCTCGACGTGGGGCTATACGATGAGCGCGGGTAGCACCTACCTTGCTAAGCAGTCCGGCGGAACGGTGGCTTGCCCGGAAACGGTCTACACCAAGAAATTCGAGATCCAGTGCAACCTCGCTGGAACCTACGCCGTCACGCTGAACCTCGACCCGTTCGATTCGGACGACTACCAAAACGGGAGGATTTACATCAACGGCGTTGCGGTGGGTACGGAACGATTGGCTGGAAGTACTGGAACGCAGTCGTGGACGGAAAATTTCACGCTCGCCGCCGGTGATTTGGTACAGCTCTACTGCAAAGACGTTTCGACGTACTACAACCCGAACTCGCGGGTCGGGCCGCTGGCGATCAAGTACGACCTCACGCAGAACCTCATCGCCAAGATCGCCTCATTTTTCACGGTTAACCTGTAAAAAATGGCCCTCCCCGAAAAAATCTCCGAACTCCCCCTCGGGTCTCCGGGGGCGAGCGACCTTTTCCCTTTCGATGAAACAACGTCCGGCGTCACGAAGGCCGCAACGCCTGCCTCTTTCCCGATTTCCAACGCGACGCAGGCGGCTTTGGACGGAAAGGCTGGCGTGGCAGATCTTGCGGGAAAGCAGTCCGTCTGCGAAGAAAAGACGACCGACTTCACCGCCGCCGTCCACGGGAACTATATCATCACGGGAACGGCGACCGTCACCGATCCCACGCCGGAAGCGGGCCACGGGTTCACTGTCTTGGTCCGCAACGGCACCGCCACCATCGGAGGCACCGCTTACGCCATCGTAGGCACCCGCGTCGAACGAACCTACCATTCCGGGGCCTGGGCGAACGCCGTATGGCTTCCCATCGCCGCACCGGGCTCGGCGGCACAAGTCCTCACGTCCAACGGAGCTTCTTCCGCCCCGACGTTCCAGAACGCGGCAGCAGGGGGTTCCGCCTACGAGTTCACCGCCCAATCCTACGAAGGCCCCGCAGTCGTGGGTATCCTCGGGAAGTTTGACGCCACCACGGCCAAGACGCTCGCGGAAGTCACCGTCATCTCCGATACGCTCCCGGTGGGAAGCAACCTGATTTGCGAACTCCGCAAGAACTCCACCAGCTCCGGGAACATCCTGTCCTCCACGCTCCAAGTCACCACCACGGAATCCGCTACCAACGGCCGCTATGTCGGAACCCCTGTCACATCCTTCACCTCCGCCGCGATAGCCGACGGGGACGTGCTGTACGCCACGCTGACGGGCGTCGGTTCCACCACCCCGGCGGTCAACCCGCGCCTCATCCTCCGCTTCTCCGCCTAAACCCATGACCTATTTCTCGCTGCCGCGCGCCGCCGTCATCGGGGAAGTCCTGTTGAATGGCAGCGTAGCCGATACGAACGACGGGACGAAGGTCACCTACACCGGGACGAACGTCACCTATGCGGACTGCCCTGTCGGGTATCAGAAGCAATGCGGCGTTTTCGGTGCGACCTCGAACCTCACCCGCGCGTCCCTGGCGTCCGTGCAGGGATTTATGGCGTTCATCCGTCCTACGGCCAACACGAAAGACCTTTTCCAGTACGTCACGGGGACGGCCAAGCTCGCCATCGACGCCAGCAACAACATTACGCAGACCGGGCTGACGAACTCCGCCATCTACGTCAACGGCCAAGCCTCGGCCGCTTTGACGCTCAACGCCTGGAACTTCGTGATGGTCACCCACGATTCCATCACCGCCGCGAACTGGAATTTTGGCGTGTCGTCCTTCCTAGGTAGTGCCGCCGCCGTCCGCACTTTCAACGCCAAGCCGTCCGCCGACGACATCCTGCGCTTTTGGCACGAGTTCAACCGCAAGCTGGGAGGCGGGAGCGACTTCGGGGCGGTCATCCCGAATCCCACCGCGTACCTCGACGCCGTGGGCGAGGACACCTTTTACGACGTGAGCCTTGCTACCAAGGCCACGCGCACCGCCGGGACGGTCGCCAACGACGAGTTCGGCATCTCCCGCGCCATCGCCGGGCCTAACCAGTCCTGGACTTCCGTCTCCGGGGACTCTTTCGTCTACTGGAACAACTCCGGTTGGAAGCTGGAAAAGAACGTCGCGGCGGTCACGGCGACGGGTATTAACACCGCCAACACCGTCCGGGCTGTTCTCTACTACCCGGCGGGAACAGTCACCGCCGCGCAACAGACGTACCTTGAAAACTGCTTCAAGTCCGGCCGCTACCCTTACGCATTCCGGCGTTCCATCCTCCCATCCACGCTCTCCAAGGCGAAGCTCTACGCCCCCGGATACTTCAACGGCACGACCGTCTACAACATCGCGGACAACACCAAGAACGGGACGATGGTCTCCACGGCGGAGACGAAAATCCGCGCCGGGCAGAACGACGCGCTGGCTTTCCCGGGCGCCCCGTCGCGCGTGTCGTTCGGCGACAACTTCAAGTATTCCGTCGGCACCTATATGGCGTGGTGCAAGTTCCCGAGCGTCAGCGTCCACCGGATCATCATGGGAGCGCGCTACGACGGAGGAGGCGGCACGAGTTGGTTCGGGTTCTACGTCCGCGGCGCCAGCGCACAGCTTTGGTTCCTCAACATTGTCTCCGGGAGCCTCACCGAGGTTTACGGCGGCACGGCGTTGACGGCGGACAAGTGGTTCCATTGCGCGTGCGTCCGCAACGGCACCGCCGTCTCGCTCTACCTCAACGGCGCGCTCGTTGCGTCGGGAACCGTTGCGGCGCTCCCTTCTACCACGGGCATAGGCTTCACCATCGGATCCGACAACGACGGCGGAGCCAACAGCGCCTCGCAGGGCGGCGACTACTTCGCGACGGACGAACTGTTGACACAGCAGGAAATCCAGTCCCATTATTTCGGCACCTACCGCAACTAACCCCCGTTTTATGGCCTCCCAGTTCTTCCTGTACCGCTACAAGTTCCAGCCGCTCGCGGGCAATTCCCGCTACACCCCGTCCTTCGAGTTCCTGCCGAAGTACCCCGAGTGCCAGGGAATCGCCAACCTCACCGACGAGCTGGTGCCAGAGACCAAATACAAGACCCTCCCGAACGGGCAGATTTCCGGCCTCCGCGTGGGCAAGCTGGAATGGGACACAGCCGGAATGGCCGCGCTCAATTTCACAGACGAGGCCGTGGTGGCCGAATTGGTGAACTTCGGGCGGGATTTCGCCGTCAAGACGGTCTCAAAGGAAGAGCTGGCCGGGTTCCTCCGGGCCTACTGCGACCTCACGGAGCGCGAGCCGGGATTGTTCGTCACCGCCGAGGCGTCCACAGATCCCAGCTTCGAGCGCCCGGAAACCCTTCTTGACCTCCGATAGACATGCCGACCGCCTCCATCATCTTCGAGCGCCCCGCCTCCCCCGTCGGCTACGCCATCGCGTGGAAGTCGGGCGGGGATTTCTCGCACGCAGGAATCGTCGCCACGCCCTGCTGGGTGACGGAGGCGGTGCCGTTCGGCGGGGTGATCGAGTCACACGAGGCGGAACGGATCGGGAAACGCGGCACGGAACGGTACGAATTTGACTTCACGGACGAGGAATTGGATCGCGGCCGCGCGTTCCTCTTGGCGGCGCAGAAGGACGGCGGATACGACTTCCGCGCCATCCTGTCGTTCCTGCTCAACAAGCGCCGCCAAGACCCGGATCGGTGGTTCTGCTCCGAGCTGGCCTATGGGTTCCTCAACGCTTGCCGCCCGTCGGAGTTCCCGGCCTTGGACTACCTCATCGACCCGGTTGACCTGCGGAACCTCTTGAAAACGCGACTTGCAATCCGGGCCGCCGCCGATAAGCTGAATCCGTAACTCCCGCCCATGGACATCTCCCACACCCGAGGCGATACCTTCGTGAGGAACCTGGCCTTCAAGGACGACCAAGGGGCCGCCATCGATCTGACGGGTTCTACGGTCAAGTTCACCATCAAGACGAATCCGGGCGACGCTTCGCCCGTTTTGCAGGCCACGGCGGTAGTCTACACCCCGGCGACCGGCGAAGGCGTCGTCACGTTCACGGCGGCGCAGATGGCGCTCGCCCTGGGGAATTACTGGTACGACATCCAGCTCACCGACGCGGCGGGCGTCGTGACCACCATCCTCAAGGGCGGCTTCCAAATCACCTTTGACGTGACCACCTAATGGCGGACATCAACGTCACGCTTACAGAACCGCCGATCATCGCGGTCACCGTCACGAAACCGGCGGATATTCTCGTGGAGTTCCCGGCGCAGCAGGGTCCGAGCGGGGCCATAGCCTTGGACGCGCACGTGGCGGAAGCGAATCCGCACCAGCAATACAAGCTCAACGACCTTAGCAAGACGTTCGCGTACAACCCGGACGGTTCCTTGCTTTCCGTCACGGACGCCTACGGGTCCAAGACGTTCACCTATAACCCGGACGGAACGCTCGCAGCCGTCGCTGGGACGGGCAGCTACCAGTCCAAGGCGCTGGATTATTCCGACGGTAAACTTATCGCCGTAACCGTTTCATAGCATGGCAGAACTCGCATTCAACGCCAACGCGGCGTTGGCAAACACTTCCGGCGCGGCTTCCCAGTGGTGGAACTTCACCACCGGCGCGCCGGCTACGGCGGTGCCGACCTCGGGTGACCTGGTGTTCCTCGGCACCCGTGGCAACACGGCAACCAGCATAACATGT